TATAGGGCATATCAAAACCTTCACTGTTCCAACCACTGAGTATATCGGCATCTTCAATTAGTTGTAGGAACATTTCCAGCATCTCTGCCTCTGTTTCAAACAGATGAGTATTAGGAAAGTCTTTAACTTGTTCTTCAGCCTCTGCCATTGTTAGTGTCTTAGGCGGAACTGCTAGGCATACTAGCGTGTTTAACCATTGTAAGTGAACAGCAATCGCAGTAATAGGCATGAACGCATCTTCTGGACTTGCGTAGCCACGTTCTGGATCAAAGTCCACCTCAATATCCCAAAACGCTACATTTAGTTTTGGAGCATCTTTACCTAGATAATTTTCTTCTAGGTTTCGGAATATTGGATTGATGTCGCTTTCATAAAGATTGTGTCCACTGTGGATTTTCTTTTCCTTCATGAACTCTTTATAGCTTTTAGATGTTACCTTGCTTAGGTTATCACCATAGATTGATTTATACTTGCCCCTTTGATCGGGATAGTAAAAAATGTATTTTGCTGGGTATTCTTGATAGATCCTGCCTTTTTTAGGATCTCGTTCGACGACATATATAATGTCTTTATCGCGATTCCAGATCGCGTCTACATAACTCATATTTTTCTCCTACCGCTTATGGCCGGCAACCATCTTTATGATCATTTATAGCTGATCAAACTGTACTCTTAACTATTTATTAGTCTAATGTAGCCAACAAGATCAATTGTGACCAACAGCAGATAATTTGCAACCATGCCTGTACTTTTGCGTGTCCAAGCCGCCCACCCAAAGATAGCGCATTGTACAATGAATATTGGATAGAGATAGAAAAACAATGGATCAGTTACTGCCGTTGCTAATACTAGCGAGCAACCTAAACTCATGAACCATGCCGTAATTTCTAAGGTGAAACGAGTAGGCCATTCTTTATAATCAACTTTGGCCCAATTGTATATGTTTACAAATGTATTTGTAATCTGGTCCATTAATCTTCCTTACGGAAGCTGTGACCACTAATGTCGACAATGGTTTCAAGATCATCAAACTCACGGAATACTTGATCCCATGTATCTTTCTGTGCAATCTTAATTGCTTTTTTAATAACACTAGGCTTGACTTCTAGTTCTTCTGCTACTGCTTTAATTGTTTCATTCAATCCTTCTGTGAGGTCTTGAATCTCTTGCATGACAGTCATGCCTTCTGCAACAATTTGTTTAATCTTTGCTTGTTCTGGTGCGCCAAATGCTTTGCCCATGTGTATCTCCTGTTAGTCTTTATTATACACACCTGTATGGTGTATGTCAATGGTTTTGACAAAGATTATTTAGGTTGGCGAGCAGCGTATAAAGCCGCAGTTGCCATTTGGTCTTTCTTCTCGGGAGTTTTATTTTTAAACTGATGATACTGACTTGGATTGGCAGTTTGGAAACGTTCTTTCCAATAGTCCAAAGACATCTCTGGTTTTAGTTTCGGTTGCGGACCAATTTTTTTAACTGGTTCTGTAGCAGGAGCCTGTGCTGGTTCAACAGCAGGTTCTTGAGGTTCCTGCTCACTTACTTTTTTGCAAGTTCCTCAACTTTGGCTCTTAAAGATTCGAAGTATGGGTCTACGCCTTCCATTGCATTGTCAGCCTTTGATTTAGCTTCTTCCCTAGTTCGACTGTATCCACGTGCCATTGCTTCTTTTTCTTGATTAGGATAAACAGATGTTTTATACATTTTCCCATCCTTAACAATATACCAATCGGATGGATCTAGATCGGGTCTTTCGTCATCTCTATGATTGTTACCACGGTCCATTCCACTTACGCTACTGTCATAGTCACGCTGATATGCGTCTCTACGATCATAACGCCCGTATGCTTCGTTAGCATCCTGTTGTGGATCAATGCCCTGTTCTTTTTGACTTTGTAGATAATCCCAAACGCCAACTAACATCATTTCTGCTTTGGCAATCTTTTCTTGCACCCATTCTGGTAAGTTATCTTTATCATCGATAGTCTTTAACAATCCCATAACTGCTCTTGCTGAAGTAAGCAAGTTGGTATGTGCCATACCTGCTTCGTCATCATATTCGCCGTTAAAGCCTTCTGCCATACCTTGTCCTAATACTTGTTTTACTAACAGTTGAGGAGCAAACTCCATATCACCTGCTAATTCTCTTGCGGCTGCTAATACTGCCTGTGGAGTAGGTTTTAATCTTTTTTCTTCTACATCACGACGTAGTTTTGTTATAAGAGATTGTGCGTCATAACTTAAATCACTGACGCCTTCTGATGTGCCTTTTTGTAACCATCCGTAGACACTTACTAGGTCACTAGGAAAGTCTTCGTCATAGTTGAATACAGACATGGCTCTTTTATTACCTAGGTCTTTTACTGCTATAGGCCAAGCTGCATCTAACACTGCGTTTTCGTCTTTGATATTTGGGTTTGCGCTAAACACTTGTTTTGCTAGATCTTCGGCATACGATTCCGCCAGCGGCTTCTTATGTTTTACGCTACCTTGCTTTTGTGCTTTCTTTTTATCTTTGTGCTGACCAGCACCACCCATCTTAGCGTTCTTGGCTACAAAGTTACGAGGCTTTGGTGTTTCTTTCTTTTCTTGTGCAAGGATACTATCTTCACGCCTCTTTCCAGGAGCTGTAGCAACAACACCTGCACTAGTTGCACCACTTGTGGCAGTTTCTAGCACATAATGAGTGTCTTCGTTATTTTTTATTTTTTTAAATTCGCTGGTCATTTTGTTTTATTCCAATTTGATACAGGGCTTACTGTATTGGTACCAGATAACTCTTTACTACTCATGTCACCGTGGTTAAGATCTTTGTAATTTGCCCCTGCAAGTTTGTAGGCTTGTTTAAGGATATCGGCTTCTACTTTAGTATATGGAGCAGTTACTTTGCTTTTACCAAGCCAACTTAGGTAATCAATGTCTGGATTATTTTTACCATCGCACATTGCGGCAGCAAGGCCAACTCTGTTAAAAGTGTAATCACTGTTGGCTTTTTCTGAATCACTGAATGTGTGTAATCCTCGTGTGGAGTTTTGTTGTCTTTTAGTCAACTTACCTTTTTTTCTCTCAGTAATAAGTTCAAGTATCTTCATAATGTATTATTTACCACGTCCGAACCATAACTTAAACCATTCATCTGTACCTGGTTTAATACCCTGCTCTCGTTGTATTTGTCCTTTATTACTACCTACAACAGGTTGTTTTAGTGTAGCATTGTATTCTGCAAGACGAGCTTGTCCGCCTAATCCGCCCATTATACTAGTTGCCTTTAAGGCATGTATAGGATCATCTGCGGCTAGGAACGCATCATCTCCACTATCCTGTGGAACATCATTTACGGTTATTCTGTATTGCTTCATTGACAATAATCTTATTGATTAGAGCGTCCATGATATTCTCAACACCTTCGCTGACTTTAACACAGTTATTAACCCTAGTGTCGCCCTTCATCTTAGTGCCTTGCTTTCTGTAGCCTTTCCAGCAACTAGGATCTAACCGTTGTTTTTCTTCGTCAGTTTTTTCATCTTTTTTGGGCTCAGGTGGCTTAGGAGGATTTAGTAATTCTCGAGCACGTTGTTGACTAGCGGCAGTGCGTCCATATGGGCTTTTCTTAAATGTAATTTCTGCTACAGTTTTGGCTTTCTTTGGTTTAGGAGCATTCATTGCGGTCATACGCTCTTTAGCCTTCATCATTAAATCACGAACTTCGTCATCACTGACCTGTGGATTCATAGCATCACGCCATACTTGGAATTGTTCTTGTTCGGATTTACTAGGATCCATTAATACTGCCCGCATAGGAGTAGCACGTGGTCCCTCTTGATCCTTGCTAGGATCGCTGGTTTCTTGACGACTGATAACGTCTAACTTATCAAATGTATACGGAACGTTGCCTGCTTTGTCTGGCTTGCCGTTGTAGTTCTTTAGGTATTGAAATGCCTTAACTTGATCAGCACCTAGTACAATGGTAGCACTGGTATAACCTTGACGATTTAAATCTGATAAAACTCTGGTTAAGTCTGGAATCTCATCTGTGGCAGTTTGGAAAATATGACCTTGTTCTGGAAATACTTTTTTGTAGATGGCTAACTTTTCGTCTGGAGTAATAGGATCATCTTTGCCTACTGTGCGGCTAACAACAAAGTAAGGATCAGCACTTAGCTGATTTGCATGAGTGATAACACTACTGGCTAACATCATGTGACCCTTGTGTCCCATGCCTCTGCCCCAACCAACAACTGCGGCCTTGCCTTCTCCAGTTCTTGCTAGTGCTTCAAAAATATTTCTTAAAAACATATTAGTCTTTCCTTGGTGCCCAGTTTGCTTGGTCAATTGCTTTTACAAATTGTCCAGGTAGGTCACGTTTAAATGGTGTGCCTGGGTGTGCTTGTACATAACCTTCTGGCTTAGTTTGTCTAATACCACCGTGTGTACCTGCACTTAATTTATTAATCAATTGTAGTTTTTCTCTGCTTAACAAATCTACACTGTGTAATACAGCGTTTAATCCGGTTTGATCTGCAAGAATCTTTTGTGCTTGACCTGCACTTACATTAGCAGTGACCCAGTCTTGGAACTTGTCCTTAACTCCGGGTGTGCGTAAGTTTTGGTTATAGAATTTGTAAAGGATGTCACCTGGTTTGCTCAATCCTGGTTTGGGTGCAAGGAACGCATCAATAGCGGCAGCATTAGCAGTGATATACTGTTCGGCTGCCTTTAATCCTTTGTCTTCTACACCTGGCGCTTTTTCAACATAGGTTGTACCTTGTACAATAACATCGGGTGTGCTTAATGCTTCTGCATTTGGATAGCGTCCTTCCTCACTACTACCTAGTGCGTCATAGAAGCCTGTGACGGCGACCATAACTTTGGCAGTCTTAATACGCTTGCCTAAATCACTGGCTACTGGAATGTGGAAGGCTGTGATGTTAGGAGTAAAATCGTATTCTTGTGTTTGTGGATTTAACTGTGCAGGCTTACTTGGATAGAATAATAATCCACCTTCTACGTAACCTTTTTCTGGACTTACTTTTTCAAAGTAGGGCCAAAGATCCATCATCTCTTGTGCAAATGCTTGACGCTGTGGCATCTGTTCCGGAGTTGCTTTACCTGTGCCTAGCACAAAGTTTTTAATATCTTCAGGGCTATACATTGCTGTAGGAACGCCCGGGCTAACTTCACTCTTACCACGCTTAAGATATTCCCAAGCGTTTTTCGGAATCATTGAGAAGCGACCTTGTTCATCCTTGCCCCAATACATAACAGGGCTACCGTCCCATTTTAATTCAATGGTACTGCCTTGTGACCCCATGCTCTGTAATCTTTCAACAGCATGTAGTCCACCTGTGCTACCGTTAGTAAACACCAAGTCTTCAATGTGCTGATACTTGCGACCTATTGCGGCTGCGGCTTCTATGATTAATTCGCGTATCTTCATAGGATGTGATCAATTAGGAATCTAAACCATTCTTGACTACCTTCTTTAAGGTCAGCGCCTGGAAAGTATTTGTCTCTAATAGCAACATACTTTTCAGGATATGGTTTAAGTGCGGCTAATACTCTTTGTGGATTGCCCATGTCTGCGGCTGTAGCAGTTGGTCCAATAATGATTTTAGCAATCTCATCCTTGTTATTAGTAACTAATTCTTTTGTTGTACGATCAACAAGTCCTTTGTATGGACTCATCATAACACTATCGTGACCTTCAACTTTACTTAGGTTAGCCAAGTCAGCCCACATGCCGTGAAGTGTACCACCTTTCATCTGTGGATCACTGTAGTCGTGTGTATGAAGTGGTTGAGCAGCGGCAGCATTTTCTACAGCCATTAGGTCAACTTGTACTACATCTTGTGTACTACCAATTGGAATACCTACGTGAATACTAACACCTGTACGTGCGGCGAACAGGCCTTTGCTCTTAAAATAATCTTCTAAGGCTTTTCGACTTAGTTTTAATTCTTTAGCAGGGAAAGCCTTCATTAGTTCGCTGGCATCTATTAGTGCATCAATGTCACTGCTGACTTCTTTGTGTCCTGCTGAACCGATAGGATATAAATTTAGTCCTTGTGGAAGAATCTTTTTTAGGTTGGCCATTACTAAAGGAAAATTTGCCTTTTGTAATTCAATTGCACCTGGTACTACGTTTCCGCCTTCATTTAATTGCATGTTATTACCCTAACTTATACTTGTCTGCTTGAATGTCGTCATACAAATGATCGTGAATTCTTTGGCAAAGACTTTCTCTAACTTCTTTAGAAAATACTTTACCTAACTTGCCCGTCATCTTTTTATCTTGATAATACTCTTTACATCCCTTTTCAACCATGGGCATGTATAATTCTAGGACCATTGATGGACTGCACTCTTTTAAACTCTTTAACTTTTTAGCAATAGGAAAGAAATAGTCTTTGTGTAGTTTATCGTGGTCAAGAATGTACCAGAATAAATCATCTTCAAATCTTGGATCATCCTTGTTCTTTTTCTGAGGATCAGTGGGCTTGTTAAAAAATTCTAGTAGTTTCATAAAATATTAATGATTGTATTGGATTGATGTAACAGCGCCTTCTTCAATCTGTATGTGTCCCCGGACCCATACAAAGTTACCTGTGAAGTTAGAAAGATCGACATTAGATTGTGTTCTATTGTCGAATTCTGTGTATCTTACATCTGTATTTGATACTGTAAACCAGTCTGCTGATACTGGCTCTGATGCTAGAGTAGCCTGCATAGTAACAGTCCCAATGAAGTATCGAGTAGTGTTATATGCTACTGTATGGAATCCATCACTTCCACCGAAGTATCCGTCTCCTTTAACTTGGTCGCTGATAAAGGTTTGAACAGTTCCAGTTCCTGTGTAATTTACAAGAACCGTAGCGGTACCGCTTGTGGTATGAAAAATGAGATTTTGACTGAGTGCTGGCATAATACGTTATTTATGCCACTAATGCGTTCTCCCGCAAGATGAACTCTTCGGTCTTTTTAACGTATCCGCTAAGGTATAATCCTACCATACTCAACATTTTATCGTCTATAACATACATAAACGGGTCTTGTGCGTAGTGTCGTTGACTCATAAGCCAGCGTCTACTAGTTTCACTTATTACTATGCTGTGTCCGTATTTGTCTGCCCAGGTTAAAAATGCTGATCTTTTATCTGGAGAGAATTTACTCTTAAAAAATACTCTATACTTGTACATATCCTTGGGATAGGTGTCGCATAGAATCTTCTTATGCCCATTACTTAATAAAAATTCAAGTTCTTCTTGAGTTGTAGGACCACTAATTTTCCTAATCCATTGATCAAGGGCATCATCAATTTCTTCAAGAACACCAACATCCCTGCAGAACAAGTTAAAGTGACTATTTTCAACTCTAATCTGTATATCTTCTTTTCTATCTAAAAATGGCTCTACAGCATCAATAAATGATAAAAACTTTTTAGCATCTAAGATTCTAGTATCATACGGATTAAAGCGTATGCCTTTGCCTGTTTCACACCACTGTCTGCAAAGACCTACGCCACTATGAACTACCCTAGAAGCACCCGCTTGGATGCATTCTACTTTGTAGGGCCATTTATTAAAGAATAGCTTACTGGACTTCAGCTTTTTGATTATCATCTACGACCTTTGCTTTTTCAATGGGCATTACATCGACTACATGAAGTTTAAGGTTATCGTTTTCAACACTAACTTCAACAACTCCACCGTTGGTTAACTTACCAAACAAGATTTCTTTACTCAGTGGCTTCTTGATGTATTCGTCAATGGTACGTTGTAGTGGACGAGCACCCATTTTGCTGTTAAAGCCTTTGGCAATTAGATACTCGACTGCTTCTGTATTGGGCTTGACATGGATATTCTTATCTTTGACCAGTGCATTAAGTTCATCAATAAACTTCTTAACAACTTTGATCATGTTAACTTGATCCAACTTACCGAACTTGATAGTACCATCTAATCGATTACGGAATTCAGGAGCAAAAAACTTGTTAACAGCATCCTTGGGATCACTGTCACGTTCTAAACTACCAAAGCCTACACTGTTCTTTTCAGCATCTGCGGCACCTAAATTAGAGGTCATAATGATAATAGCGTTACGTCCGTCAGCTTTCTTACCATTGCTGCCAGTAATAAAGCCGTTATCCATCAACTGCAACATAACAGTTAGAACATCTGGATGGGCTTTTTCAACTTCGTCTAACAACAAGATACAGTTGGGGTGTTCTTGTAGATTAGTAATTAACTGACCTGCATTGTCATCGAAGCCAACGTACCCTGGAGGAGCACCGATGAACTTGGCAACACTATGTTTTTCTTGGAATTCACTCATATCAAAGCGTACAAGTTTAACACCCATATTAGAAGCAAGTTGTTTAGCAACTTCAGTCTTGCCTACACCTGTAGGACCGACAAACAAGAAACTACCTACGGGCTTGTTAACTGCTTTAAGCCCTGCTTGTGCAATAAAAACTTTGTCTAACAAACTTTCAATGGCACTTTCTTGTCCAAAGACTTTGCTACGTAGATTCTTTTCAAGGCTAGCAAGATTAACACCCTCTTTAGAATTAATTTGTTCTAAAGGCAAATTAGCAATCTTTGCTACTTCGAACAAAATCTCATCGTGGTCAACAACACCGTTTTCTTCGTCTTTGACTTTAAAACGAGCACAGGCACAGTCAATTAAGTCAATGGCCTTATCGGGTAATTTCTTATCACTCATATACTTTACTGAGTAAGTTACTGAATCGATGATAGCTTGATTGGTGATCTTAACACCGTGATGTTTTTCGTAATACTTTTTAAGACCTTTAAGTATCTTAATAGCAGTTGCTTCATTAGGCTCATCAACTGTAACACGTTGGAATCTACGCATCAACGCACGATCCTTTTCAAAGTGCTTGCGGAATTCTTCCCATGTAGTACTTGCAATAACTTTTAATGTACCCTTGCTTAGTGCAGGCTTTAGCATATTAGCCATGTCATTACTACCACCACTGACTGCACCAGCTCCATTCATCATGTGTGCTTCGTCGATAAAGATAATGCTCTTACCTTTCTTTTCAATGGCTCCGAGAACTGCTTTAAGCCGTTCTTCAAAGTCGCCACGGTACTTACTACCGGCAAGCATGGCACTGATATCTAAATTGTAAACAGTGTGATCTTGAATAAACTTAGGTACAGTACCTTCTACAATCTTACGTGCTAGGCCTTCTGCAATGGCAGTTTTACCTACACCTGGATCACCGATCAACATAACGTTGGCTTTATTTCTACGAGCCAATACTAGTTGCATTTCTTCGAGTTCTTTTTCACGGCCAATAACAGGATCAATCTTTTTAGCTCTGGCCTTGGCTGTTAAGTTAGTGCAGAACTGATTAATCATACGTTCTGTTTGAAGATTTTTTCCCTGTAATTCACGTGGCTCGTCTGCTTCTTCTTTGACAGCTTCTTTTTGTATAAAGCTCAAAAACTTGTCTTTGTCTATGTTGGCTTTTCTAATGAAATAGTTTGCATAACTTTTCTTTTCAGCAAACATACTGATAAAACAATCAATAGGTTCGATAACTTGTCTACCTGAGAATAGGACATGAGTAAATGCACGATTTAAAACCTTATCCACTGTATTAGTTTTTTTAGGTCTATCTATGTTTGTATTAACAATTTCTTTTAAATCTTCTTGAATAAATTTTGTTACATCTTTAGTCAATGATTTAACATCCGCACCAAAACTTGTTAGTAGTTTTGCAAATGGTTCGTTGGTAACTAGACTGTGTAAAAAGTGTTCGAGTGTGACATATTCGTGATTATGTTCATTGGCTAGGTTAACAGCAGATTCAAAAATTTGTTCTAGGTCTTTATTCGGTTGTAGCATTAAGTTTTCCTTCTTTAATATTTAAGAAATTAATTGTTTAACAAGATCTTTTTGTTGTTGATTTAGATCAGTTGGTATGGTTATGTTGATTTCTAAAAGAAGTCGTCCTTTCATTCTTGGATCAGCCATATATGGCATTCCGTATCCTTGTACTGCTAATGTCTGTCCTGGTTGTGTGCCTGGAGCAACATTAACTTCTAGGGTCTTTCCATCTAAGGTATCAAACTTAACAGTTTTACCTAGTATAGCATCAAAGCAACTAACAGTCAACGTTCTTAACAAATCATCACCTTGCCTTTGATAGATATGATGTGGTTGAATATTAATTGTTAAATGTATGTCCCCTCTAGGTGCATTGTTATATGTATCGTCACCCATTCCGGCAAGACGTAATACCGTACCATCTCTAACCCCCGGAGGAATTTTAACTTCCAACACTTGTTCAAGTCCACTAGGTAATCCTACATTGGCCATCAAGTTTTTGCCAAGACAGGCTTCCTCGAGTGTAATAGTAGTTTGTAAATTTAAATTACGATTTCTTTGTGGTTGTCTAAAACCTTGACCAAAGAACGGATTACCACCTTGGCCAAATGCTTGGGCAAAGAAATTTTCAAACCCTGGCGGAACGCCTCCATCAAAATGGAATCCACCACCTCCAAATTGTGGCTGGGGATTATCGTATTGTTGTCGTTTTTCTGGATCGCTTAGTGTAGCGTAAGCAGCCTGCACTTCTTGAAATGTAGCAGTATCTCCACCTCTATCTGGATGGTGTTGTGCAGCCATTCTTCGAAATGCTTGTTTAATCTCGTCTTGGTTGGCGCCTCTGTGTACGCCCAATGTATTGTAATAGTCTGTCATAATAGAAAAAAGGTATAGTAAATTATACTATACCTTTTGGACAATGTCAAGAAATTATTTCTTCGCTGGAGGAACTTCCGTACCTTCTAGCTTTTTATGTACTTTAATTTTCTTACATTCTTGGACAGGCTTACCATCTTTACCGTTGACAACCTTTCCAGCTTTGTCTACTTTGTCTTTGCAAACTTCTTTCATTTCTCCGCCTGCAAGTGCCGGACTGGATAATACTAAACATAGACCTGCTACAAATATAACATTTTTCATTTTATTTTTCCTTTTAGATTTCTGGTTGAAAAGCAGGGGCTGGGGCAGGCTTGCCTCCGAATCCTGCTACTACTGTTGGTGCTGTTGAGACTGGGGTTGTTCCCCAACTTGGTGCTGCGTTAAAAGATCCAGACGTTGGCGCTCCAAATCCTGAATTGCTACCAAAGCTACTTGGTGCTGGTGAATTAAAACCGCCGGAGTTGCCGAAGCCTCCTGATTGAGGTTGGCCAAATGTTGATGACCCGCCCGCAAATCCTGTT